GATCACACGATTGCAGATGTTCCGTGGGAGCCCTTACTGGCGGCAGGACGAGCTAGAGAAATCGGTCATGGAACTGGATGACCCGCGCATGATCAAGCGAGCGTTCACCAACCCCGGGATAACCTTAAAAGAGCAGATGGAGGTCCAGGCCCAGGAAATTTCTATCATGCTACTCGGGTTCCCGGCGCAGGTTGAACCGAGCGATGACGACAAGTCGCACATCCAGTGCCTGGAAGGCTTCGTGCAGCGCGACGTCCAGACAGGTGAGGGCAAGGTCACTCCAGAAGTAGCGCGGCTCTTCCTGCAACACGGTGCGGATCACGATAACGCCCTGGCGCAGAAGGGCGACAAGGCCTTGAACCAGGTCCGGGCCCAGATGCAGCCGATGATCCAGTTCCTTTCGCAGCTTGCTGCACAGCAGCCACCGAATGTTGTCCCGGGCCCGGGAACTGGAGCCGGTGGACCGGGAGTTGCCGCCGGAGGCGGTCCCGGCCCGGGCGGCATGGGCGGTATACCCCCCAGCCAGGATCCGATCGGGGATGCCACCAAAGTGATGAACGCCCTGGCTGCGCTAAAGAAAGCTAACATCCCGATCACTGACGCGGAAGTGAACGAGGCACTCGCTGCTGCCGGGCTCCCACCGCTCCAGGCCGGGATGCCGATCCCTGAACCGATCAAGCCCGAGCCGGTTAATGTCCAAGCACCAGTCGCACCGGTTACACCACCACAAGCCGCTATACAGCCATGATTCGCCGCCTCAAATCCGCCTGGTTATACCTCCAGAAATATCCGGTCACGGTGTTACCGGAGAATTACTGGACCGATGCCGACGCCAAAGCCTGGAGCAATTTCCTGGGCTCTGACACAGGGGTCAAGCTTCGGCACATGCGCTGGAACCGAGTGTATGAGGCCCAGCAAATGGCTATTACCGACCGAACCGACTCGGCCTACTCAGCCGGTGTGGCATTCGGGATCCTCGGAATGGTCCGCGAAGAGGATTCGCTTTTACAAATTTCGCTCCCTGAGAGCGCATCTCAGGAAATCGCACCCGGAACATCGGACTTCCGGAGTGTGAATAGGTAGGTCCGAAGAACAAACAACTATGGAAACAGAGAGCCTAACAGTGGACGCCGAAGAGGCGGCTATGCGTGATCTCGGTCATCAGACCGATTTAAACGAAGGCCGCCAACCGGATCAGTCCAGCGCGGAAACACCGGAAACTCGCGCACCCGGAGAGGCACCAGAACAACAGGAGCCTCAGCCGCCCGAGACAGAGCGGATTGAGCAACAGCCTGAGAGCTCGGAAACCGAGACCATACAGAAACCAGAGCAACAGAAAGAGCAACCGACCAGAGATCCAGTCACAGGGAAATTTGCAAGACCCGACACCGAATATTCACGCGCACAGAAGGAACAGCAACGCAAGGATCGCTCCTGGCAAGCCTTACAGGCCGAGAAAGAGCAGTTCCGGATGAAGCAGACTCAGTGGGAGGAGGGACAGCGGATGGCGCAGCTTGAGGGCATTCGCCGCCAATACCAGCCACTGAAACGCGATGGCCTGACAGCGCAGGAGTATTACCAGGGCGCAATGACCTTTGAGCGCGAAGGCGATTACGAAAACGCCTATAAAGCGCATCGGGTCGCCCAGGAATTGTTCCAGGCGGAACAAGGCAGGGTGCAGCAGATGCAAGGTGTTGAGGCCGAATACCAGTGGCGGATGGGAATGCAGGAGGCGATGAAGGGGAACCCTGAGATCGGGAATCCTGACTCGCCGATCGCTAACCATCTGGAGCGGATCATCGCCCAAAACCCGTGGATCTATTACATCCCGCAGGGGTTCCAACGCGCAGCGGAAGTTGCCGACATGCTCACCAAGATGGCCTCGCTCTCTGAGCTCCAGGACGAGAACGAAAAATTACGCGCAAACCTGGAACGCTTTCAGCGCAAATCCCAGCCAGCGAGGGGCGGTTTCGCTTCCCCGCGGATGGGCGACAAGGACTTCGACGAAATGAGCCTCGATGAACAAGAGGCCGAGCTTCGCCGGATGACTGCAGAAGCTGATAACTACAGGTAAAGGGCGCGTCACAATGGAATTAAAAAATGCCCCTATTAACAACAACCAGTTCGGGGATCACTGGCCAGTATCAGAAGTATTTCTCAAAGAAACTGCTTCCACATGCTGTCCAGCTACTCGTTCTGGCACAATTCGGTCAAAAGGTTCCCTTCCCGCGAGAGCAGGGAGCGGTGACCATCCGATTCACACGCGGGGATGTGGCAGCAGCGTCGAACGTGTTAGCCGGTGCCGAAGGTATCCCAACAAGCACCTTCCGGGACTACAACTACACGTTCATCGACGCGACTCTCGTTGAATACGAGATTGCGGCCAAAATCTCTGACGTCTTAAGTTGGACTAACCTATTCGACACACTCAAGAACATGACCGGCGTCATGGGCGAGGACGTCGCCCTTCATGCCGACAGTAAAATCCGTGATGCCATCATTGCGGGTGTTACCACAGCAGGAAACAAACGCTACGTCGGAGCCACGCAAACCTTCGCTGGTTTACAAGCACTCACGCAGCAAACGGGTTCTATCACCATCAACGACCTCCTGGATGCCATGACCAGGCTCACCATCACACGCGCTCCCCAACTCAACGGGGAATACGTGGCAGTGGCAGGGCCGCAGGTGAGCCGGGATATCCTGGCTGATCCCAAGGTTGTCCTGACCGGACAATACGGCACCAGCAAGTCGCTCATGACTGGTGAAGTGGGCCGGTGGTATGGGATAAGGGTCGTCAAGACCACTAACCCGTTCATCGAAGACGGCACAGGCTCGGAAGGAACTTTCGCGGTTCCAATTTCCGCGGCCAATGCTATCTACCGGACGTTAGTCATGGGGACCGATGGATTCGGTATTCCACAGATGGGCGGACTCTCGCCCTTTAACCCACAGATCATGATCTGTGACAAACCGGATAAGAGCGATCCAACGAACCGCTTCATCACAGCAGGTCTAAAAACCTACTGGGTGGCGGTGGTCCTAAACAACCAGTGGATCGTGTCGATCAGCAGCAAATCTCAATACTCTGGCTAACACCAGTATGTCCAAAGGACTCCGTCGCAGCCTTAACCCTGCGGCGGAGCATCCTGCGGGTATGAAAGGATAACAATATGGACGTAGAGGTAACACAACAAACATCCGGAGTAACGCCGGTCACTGCTGCTGGCCAAAGCGGTTTGATCACCACAGTGAGTTTGAATCTTGCAGAACAAACAGCCGGAACTTTCACAGTGAATAATCCAGCCGTGGACGCTAACTCAGTGATCCTGGTTGGGATTTGTCATTACAGTGGAACGACCGGTTTTCCGACAGTGCGAGTTAATAACATGGTAGCTGGGCAGTCGTTCGACATCGTGGTCTTAAACGTGCATGGCGGTGCTCCGCTTAACGGGACCTTGAAGATCGGATTCCTGCTTCAGTAAATGCATAACAAGTAAGACAACAAGAACAAGACGAAAGGAAACATAAAATGCCAATGGCAACGACAGCAACAACAGGGACAGAGAAACACGATAAACCAAGGGATACCGTCGCCGGTTACGCCGGACCCGCAGCCAGGACAGTTCAGCCGGAAGGGAAAATAGTTAACAGTGAGAAACTTCCCGAAGGCACAGTGTTTGGTGAGGGCGGTTCAGTAACCAGACCGCCGGAAGTATCCACGAACCCGACTTTCCTCAAGACGGGGAACAAGTTGGAGCGTTACGCCGGGAAAGTGCTTGTAGAAGGAGACACACACGCTGGCTACCACTACAAGTTCTTCGTCGAAGTGCTTCAACCGGTTACCGAAGACGGGATATTCAATATCTTCAGGGGTCATCAACCTGATGCCATCCGTGAAGGCTTCAAGTGCAAGGCAGTCACTGAGGAAGAAGCTGACAAACTCGCCAAGGAATGGGCAGAGAAAATGAACGAGGAGCCTTCCGGGGACGAGAAAGGCAAACATCATGGCTGATGAATCGATGCAGCAACCGCCGGATG